TCATTCATCCGAGTCCCAGATTTTTTCGAATTTGTTTCGTAAAGCGTTTATCTTATTATTTTCTTGAACTTGTAGTATTAGTTCGCTTATTCTCTTCTCCTCGTCTGTAAACTCCATGCCATATTTGACCTTCATGTCAACGAGGCGTACCATATCCATGTAGTATTCTAAATCACGACTGACAAAATCGTCGTAGTCGATCATACAAAAGCGCCCTCTGCCTTCAAATGCTGTAGGGTTTCTTTCATATTGCCGATGTGTTTGAACCCAATGTTAATCTGTGGGTATTCAGCATCCTCACCAAATTCTGCTTCAAATCCTCTTTGTGTGAAATGGTGACCCAGTTTGTATTCAAGGAACTCACCGCCAAGTGATTTCAAAAGTGATGCCATCCTTTCACATTCTTGACTTCCATTAGAATAAATTACTGCTGTCATTTTTCCTCTTTGTAAACAATAGAAATTTTTCTCTTCTCTTCACCCTTGTGATTAAGCATATATGAGTAGTGAACTTCAGCATCTAATAGTTCAGAGATCTTTTCCACAAGGTTTTTGGTAATATTCAGTTTTGTAACCTGGTCAGTCATTGCTCTGTTCACGCCATACATCAATTTGTTCTTGAGTGGGGACAATGATTCGGAAAGCAAGTCCTTCCTCTTCAAATTCCTCATTCATTTTATGATATGTTTCAGGAGTAATCTTATCAAACTCAGTCACGTTGCCTCCAATCATCTGGTTTGTCACGTTGGAACCAGTCTACGATTTCATCCGCTCCAGAGAACCCCGTTTTGTGATTAGATGGATCGGGGTCCCCGAGACCCATCTTATTCATAAAATCATCAACGCTGCCCTCTTCAATACCTTTGGATTGGCGTCGTGCTTTGTTCAACCAATCTCTGGCAGTGGTGTGTGCCTTTGCTAGTTTCTCTGCCCAAATCATGTCGGACAGTTCCACTACATCGTTATTTGCAATTTTCCTGCAAATACCTTCCAATCTTAACCTATACTGAGTAGAGAGCATATGTAGTCATCTCCTTACGAAGGTATTTATTTCTCTAATTCTAGCGCAATATCGCGCAGAATACCAGGAATGTCAGTATCTGGGAACTTCTGACTCAAAACCCTTCCCGCAGATGGTGTAACTTTAACCACAGCATCTCCTTTGGATCCTGCAGTATATCCCAATTTAAATACTTTCCAGGAGTAATCATCAATGGGATATATACCAAAGCACGCCTTGTATGCTTCTTCAGACGCATCTTTAGGGGAATTTGATTCGGGTTTGGAGTATCTTTTTAAATTATGCATAATTACAAATTAATTACAATATTGTATATAGATGAAATATTATACTAACCTTGAGGGATTTAATCCAATATCTTTACTAAAAGATCACGGAGTATATGGATTACCACATGCATCATTTTATCTTTCTTTATTACCAAAAGAATATAAGGATAAACTAATGTCCGTAGCAAATGCTGAAGTATGTGCAGCATTTAAATCAATATATGAAGTTCAAGATAAATTTTGTGATTCTATAGAGGAAGCAGATGTATATGTTGTTCCATTTTGTGGTATCCACGATAATCCGGGATTACACATTGAAAAATGGAAAGATGAGATTAATTATGCTTTGAAGTTAGGCAAGAAATTGGTATATCTTATTGGAACAGATATGAATATACCAGTTAAAATTTCAAGAGAGAATGGTCTAATCTTTCGAACAAGTGGGTTTTTATCTGAAGCGAGTTCAAATGTGTATGGGTGTCCAACGGTCAATATTGATGTTGGAAAACCTAAAAAATACAGAACAAAATTATCAATATCATTCACTGGATGGCCAATATCTTCGGATATGTCTGGGAAATTCCGTGGAATAAGGAAATACACAATAAATGAATTACGTTTAAAAATTCCAGACAAATGTGACTTCTTTCTTAAAGATAAATGGGGACCAACATGTAACGCGGATAAACTTCAATTTTACAAAAACATCAGGGATAATTTATACTGTCTGTGTGTTCGTGGCGGAGGTAATTTTTCATTTCGTCTTGGAGAAACTCTAATGATGGGTAGAATACCTATTTTGATTGATACTGAATACATCTTACCATTTGTAAATGAGATCCCATGGGATACTAATTGTGTTAGGATTAAACCGGAAAATTTTCATAGAATTTCAGAGGTCATTCAAGAATATCATGACTCACACACGGAGGATGAACTAATTACTATACAAAAAGAGAATAGAGATATCTGGGAAAATTATTTCCTACCCAAAAACAGTTATAGGAAGATTAATTCACTTATAAATAACTTCAACAGATTATAAATGTACGTATATTCATGGCGGTTTTAACATCCAGTGGGGTAACGTTCAGTGACAGTACTACTATCAGTAGTAAGTACGATGTGATACCCCAATCAGATACACCATTATATTTTTATCAGAGCTCTGCCCCTACTGGATGGTCTCAAGTAACATCCAACAATAATAAGATGATGAGGGTTGTGAGTGGCACTGGTGCTGGAACTGGTGGATCTAACGGGTTTACTGACACGTTCACAAATAGAACTTATAGTGCAAACTTTAACGTTCCATTTAGTGTCAGCGTTAGTAACCACAGTCTTAGCACACCACAGTTACCTTCACACTCTCACTCAACTGAAGCTGGCGATGGAGGCAATGTAAACCCAAGTCCATTCCATCCCACTGGAGCTAATGGTAGACCTTCTGGTAACAGCAACAGTGGTAATGCTGGAAATGGTGGAGGGCATAGTCACCCCTCAAGTGCTTCTGCAAGTGCAGGATGGTCTGCTGGAATTGACATGAGGGTACAATATATTAATGTCATCTATTGTACATTTAGTTGAGGAGGAAATATAATGGCAACTATTACTAATACACAATTACAGTTCTCCAGTAATAATATTTCTACTGGAAACTATCACTTCCCAACTGGAACTGTATCACTATTCTTCCTATCCAGTGCTCCTAGTGAGTGGTCACAAGTAACATCTCAAAATAATAAAGCATTTAGAGTTGTATCTGGAACTGGTGGTGGTACTGGAGGAAACCAAAGTTTCACTGGGTGCTTTTCAAACAGAAACATTGGTGCAAACTTTAACTGTTCTATTAACTCTTCCAGCGTTGGTAATCACGCTGTGAGTAACAACACTATGGCACAACACGGTCACCCCATTAATAATGGTCCTGGTGGTGCCAACATTTCGAATCGTAGTGGACCAACAGCAAATTCCAGCTTTAGAACTGGTAATGGTGCTACTGGTTCTGTTGGAAATGGTGGAAATCATAATCACCCACACAGTAGAAGTGCAAGCGGTAGTTTTAACACCAGTATTAACTTTGCCGTTCAATATGTGGACATTATTCTATGTTCATATAGTGGTACTTGATCTATAAATTAAAGGAGAATCATGGCAGTAACATTAACCTCTGGTGGTGTAACATTTAATGATAGCACCACACTAAACAGCATTTATCATGGTGGTTTCGCACAGAGTTCTAGGGCTCTAATGTTCCGCTCATCTGCTCCTACCGGATGGAGTCAGATCACTAGTCATAACAACAAAGCATTTAGAGTTGTATCTGGAACTGGTGGAGGTAGTGGTGGATCTAATGGTTTTACTAGTGCTTTTGCTAGTAGAAATGTTAGCGGAAATGCTCCAGTATCAACTTCATTCAACCTTGGAAATGCTACATTAAGCACCAACCAGATTCCGAGTCACTCCCACCCTTACAACGGTGGTGGTGGTAGCCAAAATAATAAGCCCGGCGGCCCCTTGGGCCGTGCAGCACCTGGTGGACCTAACAGCGGCAACGCAGGAAGTGGTGGTAATCACAATCACGGGGTTAACTCTAGTTCCAATGGTGGATCTGTAAGTGCTAACCAAAGTTTCGCTGTGCAGTATGTGAATGTGATCATTTGCAATCATTCATAAATACTGTTATAATAATTCTAAATCAAGTTAAATGACATGAGTGATAGTAAATGGTGTCCTTTAATTAGGAAAAATTGTGTCGAACACAAATGTGCTTGGTACATGCAAATCATGGGATACAACCCTAACACTGGTCAAGATGTGAATGAGTGGGGTTGTGCTGTAGGATGGATTCCTTCTTTGGTAATTGAAGCGTCGGCACAAGGTCGATCAACAGCATCAGCAGTTGAATCATTCAGAAATGAAGTTGTGAAAGCG